CTAATGCTGCTGCCGTTGCAGCATCTGTGGCTTGTTGAGCTATTTCTGCATCAGTTAAGGGAACTTGTTGTGCTACACAGTTTCCAGCACCAAGAGATGTATCAACAACGATTTTATATTCGGTCATAAAAACTCCTTAAGCTACGATTCCGTAAAGATAAAAATTTCCAGATGATATATTTCCGTTGCTACTAATAAATTGTATCGCATTTGTTGCGCTAGTTGATCCCAAATATATTGCTTGCCCAAAAAGATAAGTATGAGTGTATGCAACATCATAATATCTGGCACTAATTATAAACCCATTATAACCAGCTGTATTAGGGGATGGCATAGTTATTTCAAAACAATTATTAATAGGGCTATACAAATAGTTTAAATTTACTTGTATAAGAGTAGCTCCACTACTATTGTTTGTCTGCAATCCACTTGATAAGGTGCCTCCATATAAAACATAACTATAAGCAGATGCTCCAGAATCATAAGAACTCCCATTGTTAGTAGAAACGCGCATAGCTAAAAAAGTATTGGAATTAACCATTGAAACATTGGTAATTATAATTTTATAAGCGCAATAAGTATTGCTTAACCCTGTAAAATTTATTGATGCAGAATTGCTAGCTGTAGCTGATGCTACTAATACGTAACTACCACCACTAGATGCAGCTTGAAAAGTAGGAAGCGCACCAGCACCATTACTGGTTAATACCTGCCCTAACGTTCCAACACTTGCAATCGATTGTACTGCACCAGTTGATATTGTGCCTCCACATAAAACTGCATATGCTGTATTTGATGCGACACCTGTTCCTCCATTAGCAACAGGTAAGGTGTTGGTAACTGCTGCGGTAAGATCTACCAGATCCCAAGTGGCATCTCCTCTCCAGAAAGTAGTAGAAGCTGCGCTAGTTCCGCTATTTAAATTTGCTACACCTAAATTTCCAGTTACGCCATTAGCAAGATTTACATAACCCCACGCAGGGTTATTACTTGTTCCGTTATTAGTAAGATATTGGGTTGCGGTAGTGCTTTTAGCAAGAGCTGACAAAGTATTAGAAGCACTAGCGTATATAGTATCACCCTGGTTAAAGCTGGTAATATTAGTACCGCCAGATGTTACTCCGATTGGTGTTGCCGATGATGACCAGGTTCCTGTGGTAATCGTTCCAATACTAGCTAAAGATGACAAAGTAGTAACTGCACTGTTAACTAAAGTTCCAGACGTTGGAAAAGTAACCGATGTGGTATTACTAAACGTAAATGTAGAATTGTATGCACCGGACAATGTTAGATTGCCAGCTGTTGAAATGCTGCCGCCTAAAGAAATAGTATAAGCACCATTATTAACACCCGTACCACCATATGTTGGAGCTATTGTTGAACCGTTCCATGCTCCATTTGTGATTGTGCCGGTTTGAGTTATGTTACCTTGCACGGCGGTTGGTAACGTACTGCTAATACTAGGAACTCCACCGCTACTAGTTATTAATACTCCAGAATTAGCTGTTGCCAATCCTGTAATAGTATTGGCAGCTGATGAATAAAGAAGTTGATTAATAGTAGTAGTAGTAGGATAAGTAGCTGTAGACCAGGCAGGAGTAGTACTCGATCCTGATAATAATACTTGGTTCGCAGTAGAGGTTCCGGCAAGGATAGCTCCTGCAGATGCCGTTGAATAAAATATACCGCCATTACTTGCAGTTAAATTAGCATTTAAGCCGCCGTTAGCTAATGATAACGGAAACGTTGGTATAGATGAGGTGGTGGCTAATGTGCCGGATGTTGGTAGAGTTACGTTAGTTGCTCCCGTTAAAGATAACGTTGCAGCGTATGCTCCGCTGGTTGTAAAGTTTCCACCAAGAGTAAGGGTCGATGCACCGTTGTTTACGCCTGTACCACCATACGTTGGGGAAATTATAGTAGCACCCCACGATCCGGTTGTAATGGTTCCTACGCTTACTAATGAGGATAAAGTAGTAACTGAACTGTTAACTAAAGTGCCGCTAGTCGGTAGTGTGACGTTGGTGTTAGCAGTTGCGGTTAATGTAGTAGTAAAAGCACCACTAGTTGTAAGGTTTCCACCAAGCGTTATGGTGCTTGCTCCGTTGTTTACGCCTGTACCGCCGTACGTTCCACCAATAACGCCACCGTTCCAAGTTCCGGTTGTGATTGTACCTAAAGTCGTAATACTAGTTTGCCCCACATACGTTGAATCGATATCTACAACAACGCTGCCGGTAGTTGGTGAACATGTAATAAATCCTGTTGTTCCTGCAACGCTTACAACACCAGTGGATGATGATTCAAAAGCTGCCCAAGTGCTACCGTCTGCGGTTCCTTCAAAAACTCCAGATTGAGTGTTAAACCGCATTGTTCCCGCAGTTCCTGCTCTTGCGGCAGTGTTGCCTTGAGGCAAGGTTACTCCAGCCGCTCCAGGCAATATGGCGTTACTTGCTAAGCCAATCGTAACATTACCGGTCGCACTAGATACTGTTGTTTGATTTGCTGTTGCAATATTACTTAATACTCCACTACCTGCACCTGTAGCTTGCCAAGTAGGTGCGCTACCTGCGCCATTTGACGTTAATACATAACCCGACGTTCCAACGCCACTAACAGCTGCTATAGCACTGGTGCCATTGCCTAATAACACTTCGTATTGCGTTAGAGAGGTCGCGCCGGTTCCGCCATTAGCAACTGCAATTGTAGTTCCAGTCCAAGTTCCGGTTGTGATCGTGCCAAGAGTAGTTAAACTAGTTTGCCCTACGTACGTAGAGGCTATATCAATTATTGGAGTTGTGCCTTCAGTTGAGGTAATGCGATTAGTCGTACCGCCAACACTAACAACGCCACCTGCTGCGGTTGTAAATGCCGCCCAAGTAGAGCCATCAACGGTTCCTTCAAATACTGCAGTTTGAGTATTAAATCTCATAGTACCCGCAGCACCAGCACGAGCTGCCGTGTTGCCTTGAGGTAAAGTTACTCCGGCTGCTCCCGGTAAAGATGGGTTAGATGTTACACCGATTGTTATAGCGCCTGTTGCGCTAGTAATTGTTAAGGCTGTGCCTTGTGTTAAGGTAGCAGCTACCGGATCGCCAGCTGTTGTTCCAATTAATAATTGTCCTGCCCCTAATACAATAGGGTTAAAAGGACTAGAACCTTCGCTTACTAATATCCCATGCGCAGTCGGACTAACAAGACCGGATCCACCTTGTGATGTAACCAACGGTAATGACGGAATACCTGCCACGGTAGCTAATGTGCCTGAAAGCGGAAAGGTGAGATCAGTGATGCCAGTAAAATTAAACGTTACAGGATAAGCTCCTGTTGTTGTTAAACTATCAGCAATAGTAATAGTCGATGCACCGTTGTTTACGCCTGTGCCGCCAAACGCAGCTCCTAAAGGTTCAATCATATAAGTTATAGTGCCAAGCTCGGTTATTCCTTGTTGAACGGCCGATGGCAATGTACTGCTAATACTTGGAACTCCGTCTATACTAGTTACAAGTACGCTATCGGCAGCTGTAGCTAAACCTGTTATGGTATTATTTGCAGATGAATATAAAATCTGATTTGCGCTCGTTGTTGCAGGATATGTAGCAGTTGACCATGATGGTGCGGTAGACGAGCCTGACAACAAAGCTTTATTTGCGGTTGCAACTCCAGACAGTATGGCGGCAGCTGAAGCGGTTGAATAGAAAATCCCACCATTAGAAGCGGTAAGGTTAGCATTAGTTCCCCCATAGGCTAAGCCAATAACCGAGCCTTCAAAAGTCCCAGTAGTAATCGTACCGAGCGTTGTGATACTTGTTTGGCCGACGTAATTAGGATCGATACTTAATACTGGATTTTGTCCACCAGTACAAGAAATTTTATTAAGAGTACCTGAAACTGTTAATACTCCAACACCTACGGTTGTAGCTAATATACCGCTAGTGGGAAAGGTTATATTAGTGTTGCCTTGCATATTGAAGGTAGCATTGTAAGCACCAGTTGTTGTTAAGCTGCCACCTAATGTAATAGTTCCAGTATTGTTTATACCTGTACCACCAAATTGTTGGTTTAAAGGAGCACCAATTGAAGCAATTGTTCCTAACTCA